CTCCAGCTGCGTCGGCCACGCACCCGGAAGGTTCTCGTTCACCCGCATCATCGTGCACCACGCGCCCGAGGCCTGACGGATGCCGTAGAGGAACGGCACGGCGTTCTGCGCCGCGACCGTGCCCGCGCTCGGATCGAACACCGTGAGATTGTAGAACTGGGCCGGGATGCCAGCCGCGGTGTAACCGGAGTTGTACGCCACGGTCCCTTGCACGGTGACGGGACCGGGGTTCGACGCCAGCGGGAAGGTGATCTGCGTCGGGCCGATGAGCGTGCCCTGGTAGGAGCCGTTGTATCCGGCAGGCGTCACGCCCGCGACCGTGATCGGATAGATCGTGCCGATCCTGTCGTTCTGGGAAGGCACCGTCGCCGTGACGACGCCGTTGGCCCAGGTCATCGCCGAGGCGGTGAGCGAGACCGGGCGGCCCGTGAGCGAGGCCACCACCATCGCTGCCTGCGGCGCTGCCGCGGGCGGGGAGGCCGCGTAGTACCAAACGATCTGGCCGGTCAGCGGATTGGTGAGGCTGCGGGGCATGATAAATCTCCCTTCCCAGGAGGCTCGATTCGGCTTGAGCCTAGCACATCTCCGCTCATCTTACAGGCGGCACTCTTTCTTCAGCGTCCATAGCCAGCGCTCCTGCCACGGTAAAAGGCGCTCGGGCTCATCCACCGTCAGCTGGTTCGTCATCTGCGCCAGGAACTTCCGGTCCTCTTTCGCGATGCACACCGGACCCTGCTGGCTCAGCAGACTCACCAGAACCAACCATTCCTCTGGGCTCATGTCCACGCTCCTTCGCCCGCAAGCGCATCTCTTCCTTCGCCTTGCGCAGCTGCGCTAAGCGCAAACTCTCCCGCTCGCGCTCGCGCAGCTGCTTGACCCGGTAGGCGTAAGTGAAATCCTGGTGCCACAACAACGCATAGCACTTCGGGCAAACCTTGAGATCGTTCTCCCCCGCCAGGATCGGCACCACCTGACACTCGTTGCACAGCCCGAACATCAGAAACGGCGCAGGCGAAACCTCAGCGCGCGGGATCTGCATCATTCCACCCGCTCCCGCACGTAAATCCCCGAGCGCGTCGGCGCATCACAGTAAAAACACTTCTCCTCCAGCGGCTCCTTGAAACGTACCGGCTCGCGCGGCGCCTCAAGAACGCGCTTGCGCCAGCACCCCTCACACACCGGAACGCTGTCGTAGCTCGCCATCTTCGATGCCTTCATCCCAGGTACCCGATCCCAGTTCACCGCAAATCCTTTGCTCATCGGAAACACCACCAGTAGTTCACGCAGATCACCACAATCAGCAAAGGAATCAGCCAAGAAGCCTCAGACAGTACCACCATGACCCGCTCGCCAAACACTACCGCCAAACCGCGACTTCCCACGCGAACAACGCTACAATCAGCAAGCTAACCAACCCTACCACCAAAACCACCTTCAAGGTCGTGCTCATGGCCGATCCCACCAACTTCCGCATCGAACGCATCGAGAAGCTGCTCAACGAGCTGCGCTACGAAGTCGAGCGCGGCATGCTCGAGCAGGACATCGATGAAACCCTCCAGTTCCGCTTCTGCGTCCCACTCTCACGCCGCATCCCGGACGGCGTCGTCTTCTGCGAGTTCAGAACTCGCCCCACCCACCGCTACGAAGTCTTCCCAGATGACCTCGAACCACGCCTGCGCCTGATCAAAGGCGGCAAACACCCTGATCGAACATGAAAGCCTACTGCCAACTCTGCAGAACCGAGGGCCACTGGGGCAACGAATGCCCACGCCTCAAATCCATCTCCCACGGTAATCCGCGCATCGAAGCCCGCGACCTCATCGCCCCAGAACATGTCCCCCGTCGACGCCGCCCTCTGGTGCCACAAACACCCCAATCCCTATCCCAGCTGCCTCCCATTGCCTCAAAACGCGCTCCAATATCACAGCGCCGTCCACTCCTTCCCCAGCCTCCATCCGCCGCGCCGCCTCCTCAATCTGCCCCGCATGCCACGGCTCCTTCTCCAGCATCGTCAACCGAAACTCATCCGCTCTCGAAAGCCTCACCTCCAGTCGCTGCCCACAACACGGACACACCACTCTCACCATCCTCTCCTCCCCTCACAATAGAAAATGCAACGATAAATCCCACAACAACTAATGCAACGAAAAAACGCGGCCGCCCAAAAACCGGCAACGCTAAATCCTCAACCCAGCGCTCGCGCGAACACCGCGCTAGAAAATCTAAACCAGGAGGTACCCCAAAATGACGCCCCCCACCCCCTACCCCAGCTCTACCCCAGAAGAAGCCACACAATCCCTCAAATCACTCATCGCAGCCCACGAACGATCAGATATCTCCGTCATGGAATATCGCTCCATCCGCGATACACTCCTCCAGGTGATCAATCCACCAGCTAAACCAAAGACTTAGAAACCGAGAATAAAATCAGAAAATTTTTTCGGGGAGGGGGCCAGGGCGATTCTCTCTCGCAGCCACCGCCCCCCCCTCCCCCCTCGCGGGCTCGAGCGCGCGCCCAGGCGAAAAGCAGCATGATTACAGTCACTTATGCAAGCAATGGCAACGGCAATGCGGAGGGCTCATCCGCCGCGTTCCTTTGATTTTGCTGGGGAATCGGCAACGGCAACGGCTGTACCCACCTCCTGACCCACACCCTCCACCACCTTGGCGGCCTCGCCAGACCGGCGCGCCAGATAGCCCTCGATCGCCTCGATGGCGTCGATGATCTGCTCCTCGGTCATGCCCTTGACGCCGCCACGATGCTCGATCGCAAGCTCGCGAGGAACCAGCAAAACCAACAGCTTGAGGAAGATCGCTGGCTGGTTCTTCATCACCTTTTCGATCGCCGCTTTGCCGCCCTTACGAAAGGCCTCGTGCATCCCGGCAATGGTGTCGGCGTTCAGCAGCTGCCGCCCGCGGTAGGCGTCGGCACGCTTCAAGGCTGAATACCCCTCAATCGTGCTCTGTTCGAGGCTTCGCTGGTTGCGACGGCGTGTCGATTGCAGGGGCTGCCGTCTGCGTCTTTTGGGAGGTGTGGGCTTAGGCTCTGGGTTAGGCTCCAGGCTCATTAGGGGGCTCGTGGGTGAGTTGCGCGACCTTCTGGATCATATCCTGCTGGTGGTGTGCTGGCCAGGGGCTTGGTGGGCTGCGCTGGGGCATGGTTCTATCCGCGTGGGTCTCGGAGGCAGTCGTGTTGCTGGGCATCCATCTCGCTGGGCGAGGCCTCGCACTGGAAGAGGGTCATGACTGGGACGCCGCGGCTGGCCTGGGCGCGCACTATTGGGCAGAGCGCGGTGTGGAGCACGAGGCGGCCATCCGGTCCTTGGGCCACGGCATAGTCGCGGGTCATGAGGCCTCCCGCGGTTGCGGCAGGCGCAGGGGAAGCTCGCTCTCGCTTAGCTCGGTCTTGATCTCGCCCTGGCCCATGCAGTGGGTGCAGATGTCCTGGCGCATCAGCGCGCCGCTGTGGTGATGGACCGAGAGCCAGCCAGTGCCTTTGCAGCATGGGCATGCGGCGATCATCATGAGCCCTCCTGGACGATAGTTACAGATGCAACCAACCTGCGCGTTTCGTAGTCGGGGCCGCCTGCACTACGTGTATAGCTACGTAGTGCAGATTTCGTTGTTTCATCAATCATATCAATCACTTGCATTTGGTTGTGTAGTCAGCTGTATGCTCGCACACCACCAAAACGGAACACACCCAGAACACTTAAAAGGCCTCTCAGAGCCAATAGGAGCCGTTCCTGTGAAGGTCCAAGTGCCGCGCTAGGGTGGTAGCGGCCCCCCTGCGCAAAACGCACCAGCGGCGTTTTCGCCTTTCGTTCTTTTCGCCCTTTCGTTCTCGCCTTGTTCCACCCTTCTTACTCTGTCCTTGTGCAGTGTCATCGCGGCACCATCGGCCGCCGCCTGGACACACGTCTCACCAACATCTCGGCTTGGTGCCGCATCACGTCAGCTGCGAGATCGAGCACGCAGTCCCAACAGGCACAGCCCATCGGGTGAGGCGCATTGCTCTCGATCGCCCAGAGCTTCACACGCCGCGCTTGCTCCTTGTGCTCCCGCTCGCGGCGTCTGCGCTCCTGGGCCCTGATCCACTCGTTCATCGGGCCTTGCATCCTTCTTGGCAGAACCACGGTCCATCCCGAGAGCGCCCAGGCCACACAGGCACCCAACCGTTCCGACCACAGCGAACACACCGACGTACAACACAGGACGGATTAGCCGAAACTGGAACGAGGTACTTGCGGGGCTTTCGTCGTCTTGCTGCCATCGGGAGTCCGCTTCTCAAGCCATCACGCTGTGGGGCTCCGCGCGATCGCAGCTGATTCGAAAAGCGCTGTCAAATGAGGCGATTACGTCAACATTGCTGCTGTGAATATTACCAGGGCTAGGGGGTTGGAACCATCACATGCCACAAGTCCTAGACCCTCCCATTCCACAGATAGTTACAGATGAAACCAGATTTCGCATTCCACAGGTAGTTACAGGTGAAACCATTTAGGTCAGCATTACTAACCAGTTGCCTTTGGTAACTCATTAACTGTTTCACTCGCAACCAATCCCAGGCGTTTTCTCCCGTCATCACGAAAATAAATATCCTTCAGCATTTCAATCACTTAAGCCCATTTTGCGGAACGTCCATGCATGTTCATGGGTGTCGCCTTGGCACCCTGTGCTATCATGATGACGGTAATGTCTCTGACCTGAAAGGACCCCTGCGTCATGCAGATCGCGCTCTTCCGCCGCCCAGCCTGTTGGACCGCCCGGTTCTACGGCTCTACGCGGCTTCCCAGCAATATCGAGTTCCCGCTGCCCTACACGCCTGAGGCCAGCGCGGACTTCGTCTACGCCGAGGTTGGCCGCCGCTACCCGGAGGCCCGCCTCTTCCACGTCATCGACACCTCTTGCGAAGGATGCGGACAATGAGCTTCCCCACTTCATACACCAAGCTCGATGACGGCTCCTGGGGCGTGCGCGTGCCGCCCATGGGCCGCTTCGCTCCCAAGGCTGGCGACGTCATCCGCGTCGAGACCCGCAACCGAGGCACCAAGGAAGAGACCCTCGCGGAGTTCAAGGGCCGCAACAAGTACGGCGACAGCCTCTGGAGCATCGTGCCCCAGGTGCGCGCCCCGCAGCCCACCCAGGCCGTTGGCGACCTCGCTGGTGTCCTCGCGCTCTTCACCAAGGCGCAGCAGCACCTCAAGACCCCCGCGATCGTGCTGGCGGGCGAGGGCAGCCCCACGCTGCGTCTGACCATTGCGGGCCCCAAGGCCAAGGTCCCCGGCTCGATCACCGTCACCGACAACGACAGCTTCGTCGCCAACGACTGGGGTGGCGAGAGCCGCGAGTGGCTGGGTCGCGTCCTGGTCGACGGCACCTACCAGCCCGCACGCGCCGCCAATGGCCGCACCGAGGCTATCACTAAGGCGCTCCAGGAGCTTGCCAAGGACCCGGCCACGGCTGCGGCCAAGAGCGGCAAGCTCACCGGCCGATGCTGCTTCTGCAATCACCGCCTGGGCGAGGGCAAGGACCAGCGCTCTGTGGCGGTTGGCTATGGCCCTGATTGCGCCGCCCACTTCGGCGTTCCTTGGGGCGAGGCCAAGAGCTTCTTCGCTGAGCCAGTCGCCAAGCTCAGCGACGGCACCGCCGAGGACCAGCCGTTCGAGCCTGTCGGTGCCGCCGACTCAGAGTGGAAGGCCCTCGATCGCATCATCGATGAGGAGCGCGACTAGGGCGAAAGGGGGTGAGGTCCCCCTCTCGGCGTGATGCGCCGACTGATGAGCCCAACTGAGGACCACGAACATGATTGACCCGATTCTCCGCGACCCGCGCTGCCAGCCTTACACGTTCCTGGTGCGCTACCGCACCAAGAGCGGCTGCAATGCCAAGGTCGTGCATGTCTCCGGTTCGAGCCGGGAGCATGCCGAGGCGCAAGCGATCAATCACGTCAAGAACATGCGCGGTGTCATCGCCATCGATAGCACCACGGCATGGGACAACGACCCCAACAGCAACTGGTGAAAGGACCCACGAACATGCCCACCAAGTCACAAGCCCAAGCCGCCGACGTCGCCGCGCTCCTGCGCGCCCGCAATGCCCTGATCTACATCGTCACCCGCGAGGAGGCGCGCGTCGAGCGCCACCTCTTCGAAGCCTGCGCAGCTGCAGGCTACGCCAACGTCCGCTTCTGGGACTGCGGCGAGGGCGTCACCAAGCTCGACGGCTCCCAGGCCGGTATCGGCAACCAGGACCCGGGCGAGACCCTCAACGCAGTGCGCAGCCTCGCCAGCAATGGCAGCGAGCGCGGCGTGTGGATCATGCGCGACCTCCACAAATGGTTCGACGGCATCGTGGGTGTCGGCATCGTGCGCCAGCTGCGGAACCTCGCGAGGTTCTTGCCGAGCGTGCCGCGGGAACGAGCCCAGGCGATTATCGTAATCACGCCGGTCGCAGAGATTCCCCCCGAGCTTGCTGGACACGCCACCGTCATCGATTGGCCCAACCCTGACCGGGACGAGATCGCCGCGATACTCGACGCAGCGATCGCGAGCCTGCCCGAGGATCTCAAGGCCAACGCCGCGCCCAATGGCCAGCGTGATGCCGCGATCGATAGCGCGATTGGGCTCAGCGGCGAGGAGGCGGCGTCCTGCTACGCGAAGTCCTTGGTGCAGACCAGGCGCATCGACCCGGTCGCGGTCGCCAAAGAGAAAAAACGCGTCATCGCCCGCGAGAAGGTCCTGGAGTGGTTCGACCCGATCGCTGGCGGCCTGGACGCCGTAGGAGGCCTGGACAGCCTCAAATCATGGCTGGTGGCACGTAGGGCAGCCTACTCCCCCAAGGCCCGCGCCTACGGGCTCCCTAGCCCGAAAGGCTGCCTGTTGGTGGGCGTTCCCGGCTGCGGCAAGTCGCTGACCGCCAAGGCCATAGCGACCGCCTGGGGCGTGCCGCTGCTGCGCATGGATCTCGGCGCGCTCAAGTCCAAGTTCGTGGGCGAGAGCGAGCAGAACCTGCGCCGCGCGTTCCGGGTGATCGAGAGCGTGGGGCGCTGCGTCGTGTGGCTGGACGAGATCGAGAAGGCGTTGGCCGGTGCCACCCAGGGCGCGGCCGATGGCGGCGTGTCCAGCGATGCCCTGGGCGCGATCTTGTCCTGGATGCAGGACCGCCAGGGCGAGGCCTTCGTCATCGCGACGGCCAACGACGTCTCCAGCCTGCCCGCCGAGCTTCTGCGCAAGGGACGCTGGGACGAGCTTTGGTTCATTGGCCTGCCCAACGCCCAGGAGCGTGTCGCCGTGCTCGAGGCAGCGCTGCGGGCCCATGGCCGCGACCCCAAAGACACCGAGCTTGGTGCTTGGGGCATGGTCGCCCGCGATGCCTGCCAGGGCTTCTCCGGTGCAGAGATCGCCGCCCTGGTGCCCGAGGCGTTGTTCGCAAGCTTCGCCGATGGCGAGCGCAAGCTCCACGCCAAAGATCTCCAAGCCGCCGCCGCCAACGTCGTGCCGATGAGCAAGACATCTGCCGAGAAGATCGCACGCCTGCAGGAATGGCAGAAGCGAAACGGCGCGCGCCCCGCAACCGCCCCGGAGAGCGAGCAAGTTTCCGAGGGGCGCAAGCTCGATCTGTAGTGCTCTGTATTGACAGCCACCCTGGCATCGCCTATATGTCAGGGTGGCACCCAGCCCAAGAAGGAAACCCACGCCATGTACACCACACTTCGCCCCGGCCTCCTGGTCTCCGTTCGCACCTCTATCAAAGGGAACGTCTCTTATCGCACCTTCGAGATCGATCACACGACGACGCTCGAAGGCGAGGACAAGGCGCGCTGGGAGACCGAGCGCACCATCCGCGACAAGGCCGAGCAGGAGCGCGCGGTGAAAGCCCGCAGCGCTGCCCGCAGCGCCATCCAGACCGTGTGCGCGCACAGCGACTTCGGCTTGCTCTGCCCGCTCGACAAGGAGGGCAAGCTCGATGAGGCGATCGTCGCCGCGGCTGCGATCGTCAAGGAGTTCAACAACACCAGCGACCTCACCAAGATCAGCTTCAACGTGCTGCGCGGCAAGGTGGAGCAAGACGACGTCCGCGCCGTGCGCGCCATCAACGAAGAGATGCGCGACCTGATCGACAACATGGCCCAGGGTGTCACACGCCTCGACGTCGACGCCATCCGCAACGCAGCCAACAAGGCCCGCAGCGTTGGCCAGATGCTCTCGCCCGATGCGCAAAGCAAGATCAAGGACGCCATCGACGTCGCCCGCAAGACCGCGCGCGACATCGTCAAGGCAGGCGAGGGCGCAGCTGTCGAGATCGACAAGCAAGCGCTCCAGAATCTGCAGCAAGCCCGCACGGCGTTCCTCGATCTCGATGAGCAAGCCGAGGTGCAGGTGCCAGTCGAGACCGGCCGCGCCGTCGATCTCGACTACGACGGCTTGCCGCCGGATGAGACCGAGGGGCCAGACCAGTTCTGCGCCCCTCTTCCCCGCCGGATCGAGGTCTAGGAGGCGACCATGGCATGCGACACCCGCTTGAAACCCAGACAGACAATTCAGGAGCGCGCGAAGGAAGTGCGCGAGGCGACAGAGCGCCTCGCCACCGCCATCGCCACCGGCCGGGTCAAGATCGTCATCGACAAGGCCACGGGCGCGATTGCGTTCCAGGGCTGGGACACCAACAGCCGCGACGGCGTCACCGATGGCTGCGCGTACCGCAGGATAATGGCCACGGGCAGCGCCATGTCGAAGATGTTGATCATGAAGGCCGAGCAGATGGCTGGGCGCACCGTCAACAAGCAGGCTGTCGCGCAAGGCCTGCACAGCCACGACGGGGGCGCCACATGGCACACCCACAAGGGCTAGTCGTAATCGTGCTCGGGCTCGCAATCTTGGCGGTTCTCGCAAGCCACTATTGCGCGATCAAACACGCGCTCGCGTTGCCAACGACCTATTGCACCGATGGAGGCCAGCCATGAAACAGCTACCCAGTGAGGCAGTGAAGCCCACCGATGGCGCAATCTATGCCGCCTGGGAGGACATGCACGCAGCGCTGCGGGAAGTGATGCGCAAGCACCCGGTCGAGGTCGTGCGCTGGTTGGCCGAGCACGTTGGCGACAACAGCCTCGTTCGCGAAGCAGCAGAAGATCACCTCAGCGAGAAGTGACATGGCACACAACAGCGGCTCAGCGACCTGGAAGCGCACGGCGCACACCTACGATGTGCAGATTACGGACATCGACAAGTATCGATGCAAGCGTGTTCACCACTACACCGTCAAGCGCGAGCAATCGACCTATCATCCCGAATGGATGTGGACCGTGCGTGGCGGCGGACCTTTACGCGATCACGTTTGCGATCCCGATGGCAAGACCCACAAGCGCGCCGTCGCCGCAGTTGAGGCGATGCTCGCGACAGAAGGATTCCCGTCATGAGCATCAGGCTCGATGAGTTCCGCCTGGAGACCTACGACGAGCGCTTCGTCTTGGGTATCGCACTGGACCTTTACCGAGCGCGATATCCAGGCCTGCACAAGGAGGCCGTCGAGGCTCTTCTGACGCGCGTGTCGCGCACCCAGTGCCAGCCCAGCGGGTGCGAGCACTGCCGCCCCGATCTTAACCCGCCGAGGTACGACGAGGAAGACTAACATGGCAACGCATCAACACCTGGACGACCGCTTCCATCAGTTCAAGCTCGAAAACCACGAGCGGCCGAAGCATTGCTTCGAGTACGTCGTCACCGGCACTGGGCAGTTCCCCTACGACATGCTGCGCTACGACGCAGCGTGGCCGGTGTCGAGCCAGGACGCCTTCAACATTGGCGTGGGCTTCCACGACCCGCAGGAGGCCTATCGTGGCAGGCGCAGCATCAAGCTGCGCTCGTATCGCCAACCCACGATCGATCGCTGGTCGAGCTTCACCTGGAGTGTGGGCTTTGCCGCGGTGATGCAGGACGAACCACGATGACGTGGACAATGCCTATTGGCGAGGTACCAGTGTGGCTCGTCGCGCTCTGGGTGCTGTGCATCGCGATAGTGGCGTTCACGATTTGGGTATTCGAAGGGAAGCACCGATGATGCCCGATTGGATTGCGCTGCATCCAGACGTCACGGTCGAGCATCTGGGTCTCATCCCCGGCATGCTCGACACCGAGGACCCGGAGCCTGCGCGCACGCAGTTCGATCGCAAGTATCAATACGGCGGCGGCTGGCGACCGATGGAAGGCTTCAAGCTGCAGCGCGATCTCACGCTGAAGTATCCCAGCGACCCGGCTCTGCACCCGCTGGCGATGACGCGATTACGGGATGAAACGATCATCCTCTACGAACACGCCTGGGTGCTGATCCTCCAGAAGGACAAGCGCTTCGAAGTGAGCAGGATGGATTGAACATGGCACAGACAACTATCGAGAGCGGCGGCGGCGTGGGAATCCATGCCTTCTACCACATCTGCCAGGAAGGAAAGCTCGTCGCGACGATGACGCGACACAGCAGCTACCGGACACCCTGGACAGTCTACAGTTTCCCGTACTCTCGCAAGCTCGCAACCTTGTCGAAGGACATCAATGTCGCCAGGGAGCGTGTGGCATCACTCACGTATCCTACGCCCGCTGAACAATACGAGGCGGACTGCCAGGATATCGCTCGCATTCGGCGCGAGAAGATGGAGCACGCGCATGGCGCACATATCGTCGCCCTTTCGCGCGCAATGCTCGATAGCTCCAACTCCGCACGCGCCGAGCTTGCCGACTTGTACGAAAAGATCGATCGCGAGTCGGTAGACCGAAGCGATGTTCATCCCCGCTATCGTTTAGGCAATAACTGGACACATCAAGACTTGCATAACTGGGGCTATTTCCCCCTTCCCCCGGAACGACTGCACGAAGAGGCAGCGTGATGCTTGAGATCAAATCAGTCGGGCCGCCTCCCGAGCGCTACGCCGATCGCGTCGTCGCCGAGATGATGCGCGACATGGCGAGGACGCACGCCACGCTGTGGGACGCCATCCATGACGTCGTCAAGACCTCACGCGGCGGCTCACCCAAGGCACAGCGTAAGCTCGCCGAGCGCATCAAGCGCGCTGGTGCCTATCGCACCTTTCTCACCGAGGGCAAGCGCGGGCGCTTCGAGATTCTGATCTACGATTTCACCGGCTACGACGTAGCGCGCGACGCTGAGATTACGGGAGATGATCCGATACCAGAGAAGCCCTGGATCTCGTGCAACGTCTCTGTGCTGACAAGCCCAGGCAATGGCCAGGACGTGATCAAAGTGCACGCGCGGCCCATTCTCTTCATCAGCGTGCACGCCTTGAGCCGCATGGCACAGCGCCTGGGCATGCGGACATCTAGGCACCTGAAAGCGGCAATAGGAATCATCTTCAACGGCTGCATCAAGTTCGTCAACGCGAATGAGAAGTGGCTCGATGCGCCGCCGGATGGTTGGCGCGTACCGATCCCGCCAATCCCGGCGCGTGCTGTGCTCAAACGCCACGAGAAACGCTCAGCGCTGATCTGCGCAACAATCCTGAGGGACGACGACAATGCCACTGACACAGACTGAGCGTGATCTGAAGAGATACGCCGAGCACAAGCTCGTGGTTTACATCAAGGATATCAAACAGAGCTTCGAGATTCTCGGACTTAAGCAAGAGGTCATACCGTGTCTGGGTGCGCTCCTTCTGCACACCGCTGTGAAGATGGCTGTCGTTTGCGGTTCCTCGAAAGAGACCATCCTGAAGTGGGTCGAAGACTATTACGACGACGTAACCGAAGAGGAGGACTGACATGTCATGGGCTCCTGAAGTGATCGCCGACTCGTCTGGCAAGTGGTGCGGCAACCAGCTGCGCTTTGCCACCAAGCAAGAGGCCGAGGACAACGTCTTCGACCTCTCCATGCGCTGGACGCTCGTGCGCGAGACCCGTGTTGTCGAGAGCGACGAGCCGGTGAACTACACCTATCACGACCGGCAGCTGCGCGCGGTGGAGAGCCAATGATCTACAAATCTACCATGCAGCCGCACTGTCTTTGGTGCCACAAGCCGATCGCCAAGGCGACGACATGGCACAACCCGGTGACGCCCGCGCTCTGGGGGAAGACGTTCGATGATCCTGCTGTCCCCAGGACCTTGGCCGACTGCCAGAAGCTCACCAACGAGAAGGTGGTGTCGATCAAGTACCACTACGAGACTGACAACAAGTATTACGACCGCACCGGCCGTCGCGTCGTCCACAGCTACAGCACCTGGGATGGCGAAAGCTACAAAGACCAGTTCTTCTGCAACGGTGATCATGCACAGCGCTTCGCTTACGCCGCCGCGCATCATGGGCTCCGCTTCAAACGAAAGGCAGCATGATGGAATACGTCCGCAAAGTGATGCTGAAGCCGCGCTGGAACTCAGAGGAAGTCGAGTGCCTAGTTGAGATCGAGTTCGATCTCGAAGGCGCTATGCTTTACCTGGGCGAGCGAGCGCTTCGCAACAAATCGAAGAAGGCTCGCCTGGGCTATGTGAAAGCCAGCGTGCGCCTGACACAGGCTCAACAAGCAAGGAGCAAACATGAGCAAGCGATCGAAACGTAAATTCCCGAACCTCGCGCACCTCAAGCACGAAGGCGGGCCCTCTGACCTTGAGGAATCAACGCTGGGGCACGCACTTGCCGCCGAGACGCACCCGCATAAATCACTCCCGCTCTCGCTCGATGACATCCGGCGGCAGGCGCTAATCGAGCGCACCAACGTCGCACACACGATCGCTGATCTCGAAGCATGGCGCGCGGAGATCGAGGCGACGATCGCGTTCCTGAGGGGTAGATGAGCCCCAGGGAGTACAACGCCTCGCGTGACACGCTTCGCTGGACGCACCTGCGCCTCGCGCATGTCCTGGGCGTGGCACGACGTACAGCCTACCGCTACGCCAGCGGCGAGACCTCAATCCCGGAGCCCGCAGCACGCTTGCTGCGGCTCCTCGTCCTGATGCGCCTCACGCTGTCCGAGAAGAAGTTCGAGGACATCATAAAGCAGCTGAACTGAAAGGAACCCATGCGCGAACTTGTCTGGGCAATCGTCATCTTACTTGGCCTGTTTTTCGTGCTGTGCCTGACCGGCTCAGTGCGTGCCCAGGTCAACAGCAACAAGTTTTTTCCACCGCCCGAATACGATCACGATTACCAGGGCGACCTCACAATCAAGATGGCCGACACCATCGAGGAGTTGCGCATCCTGTGCGCAACCGGCGCGCAGAGCAATCCGAACCTGCTCGCGTGCTCGCAGCACAACGAGACAAGCTGCCTGATCATCATGGTGCGCGACGAGGTGATGCGCCAGCGCGGCTTCTCCACCGGCCTGCTGCTGCAGCACGAGCGTGGACACTGCAATGGCTGGCCAGGGGACCATGGAGGCGGAATAGCGCTCAAGGCGGGACAGTATTGGGTCGGTCAATACGTGCGAACGCAGCTGCCGCGTAGCTGGGAGACTGAGGCGCAGCAGATCAGGAACCAGAAGATGTGCTTGCCGCAGGGTTATTCCGCGGGTTCGCTGGGCTCCTCGCCCAAGAGATGAAACTGGACCTGATGAACTGCCGCACCTCGGGTCCGCATTGCATGGGCTGGTGGTGTCTCCAGGCCCAGGGCGGCTTCTCTCCGTTGAACTTCTCCACGTACTTCAGGAACGCCCACCCGGGCTTGTAGCCCTTCTCGATGCCGTAACCACGCAGCTGCGCATAGAACCGCACTTTCTCTTCATAGCTGTAGTTGAAGTACGTAGGGTTGGTCTGGCCTTTCTTGCGGAACCCTCCGGTGAACTCCACCAGCTGCCCCTCGCGCTCGTAGACATTGGAGACGATCTTGCGTTCGAAACCACACTCCGGGCAAATCTTCACGCCCACCGGGATCAACACGGTGCACTGCGGACAGGGCTTAGGTAGCGGCGGACTGCGCGGCACGGGCTTATTCTGATCGAGCTTGCCCATGCTGAGCGTGTCGTGGTGGATATCGGTGACAAATCCCAAGCGCAACGTGGTATCAGTGTGATCGAGAATCAGTGCGAAGTCCTTGCCGTCAGCCGTCCTGAGAGCGCGGCCCACTATCTGCACGAACAGCATCTCGCTCTTGGTCGGTCTGGCGAGCACAAGGCATCTCACGTCCCAGTCGACGCCCGTGGTTAAAGTCCCGATGTTGCAAACGACGCGAAAGCTGCCGTCATGAAACCCGCGCTTGATCGCTGTGCGTTCCGCGAGGGGTGTATTGGCGTCCTGGTACGCAGCACTGATCCCCACGTCCAGAAAGCGCGCCTGAAGGGCCTGGGCATGGGCGCAATCGACCCCAAAAACCAGCGTCTTGTCCTTGTTCCATCTTGTCCGCCATGTTTCGATGATATTAGCGACGAGCGCGTTTTCGCGCATGACAGCACTCAGCTGTCCCTCATGATAATCGCCAGCCACGTCCTTGACCCCCGAAAGATCGGGATGGTCGGCAGCGAACACCTTGAAACGTGCGAGATAACCGAGATCGATTAGCTCCTGCGTGGTGCTCATCACCAACAGAGACTCGAAGTATCTGCCCAGGCCTTTCGTCCAGGGTGTCGCCGACAAGCCGATGAACGGCACGCTCTGCCACGCAGGATCAGTCAGCCACTTCACATGCGCGGCGTGCAGCTGGTGGCATTCATCGATTACCACCACTTGCGATTCGGGATAGGTCTTGCGCGAGCGTATGGTCTGGATGGAAGCGACCTGGACCGGCTGCGACCAATCGGTCATGGCGTGATCGGCCTGGATCACGCCGATGTCTTTGATCCCCTCGCTGTAGAACATCTCCACCGCTTGGTCGATCAGCTGGATCGCGGGCACGCAAAATGTGAGGCGGTTACCCTTCGAACGGGCCCCTTCCACTATCGTCGCTGCCACCAGAGTCTTCCCCGAACCCGTCGGGGCCTGCACCACCAGTCGATACACTCGTTGCTTCACCGTGTCCCTGATCGCCTGGAGACACTCCTCCTGATAAGGGCGCAACTCTTTGTTCATATTCCCTCCGCGCTCTCTGGATCAGGAGAAGGCGCTCATCGCCAGCAAGCTCGCGCACTTCCTGATCGGTCAGTTCTCGGAACGAACCGCTATCAGCGTAAGCCATGATGTGCCCGCAGTAGATGCACACTGTTATGTCACCGGCCTTTGGTCGGTGTTCGCGCGGCTCGCCCTCCTCGATGCAGGTAGCGCCGTCAAGCAGCTTGCCGCAGTTGGGACATGGCGGTTTCGCGGATAGAAGCACGTCTTTTTGGACTCGATAGTTTTTCATTGCCGATACCGTTCTCCATCCCAGAACCAAAGTCCGACGCGCTCCTGCAGCGCAACCGCGCCGCGCTTCTCCGCCATCATCGCAGCATAGATCGCCCGACAGCGCCGATCCCAAATACTTCTGTTGGCACCCCTAAAGCGCCAGCCAGAATCGGGGTCGCCCACCATGCGCGGCGGCAGGTGCTTCCAGCGTAACAGCCGGGAGATCGGCGGAGGCTTGTGTCTGAGCTTATAACTAGGATCGTAAGTCATGGTCGCTTTCTAAACAGCTTATAATGCCGAAGCGAAACCCTCCGCCTCTTCAACTCCGACAACTCGCGCAACTCTTCGTAGCGCAGCGTGTAGCTCTTGCCGCCGTGGCTGTTCTTGAACTCCATAAGCTGGTTGGCGTCGATCAAGGTCTGTCCCCATTCCCACTTGAGGATGTCCGCATCGTCTGTCTTCTCGTAGTAGACGGCGAAGACATAGATCGTTTCCGGCTCGATCTCTTTTTTGGAGACCCGCAGATGCGTCCCAGAACCAATCAAACCGATAAGGCTCGAACGCACCGATTTGCATTTGACGTTGAGCTTGAAGCATCGCGGAAAGCGACGCATGGCCAGTGGCAACCAGAAATCACGACCGCCGTCACCGTAAGGATAGAGGTTGGTGTCAATCTCGCCGCCAAACTCATGCACATAAGCGCACTCTGCCAGCAAACCTCGGCGCACCGATTCCTGAAAACTGATATCGGTGGCAAAATGATTGAACACGCCGCCGGTTCTGAGCTTGTGCTCAGAGATCAGATGCGACTGCGTCAATGCAAACGCCCGATCCTCATCATTCACCACCACCGAGCTTCTCCCATCGAATACGGTCGATCGTGGTTGGTCCGCGATGGTCCGCGGACCACACGAACCACGCAAACGCCATGCCGCTATTCGCCTTGCGGCCTTCCCATCCCGCCCGGTGCATCATAGGTAGGCGCTTGGCAAACGCATGAATCCGAGCGGGAGCATGACGGCCTTCGAGGATGTCGCTGCGCTTCTCGCTCTCGAAGAACGCCAACCGCAGAAGCATGATTACCAGAGGCGCGCGTTCCAGCGCCCTGCGCACGAACTCTTCAGCCAGCTGATACGGCGGGTTGGTGACGATCGCTTGACACTCGCACTTGACTGGCATCAGGAAGTCGATGCGATCGAAGCTGTCGGGACAGCCGCGAGGATTTAAGTCGGTGGCGAAGACCTGATGCCCCCTGTCGCGCAAGACCCTGACGATGTTGCCCACACCGCAGGCTGGTTCCCAGACGGTGCCTGGGAGCTTCTCGACTTTGAGGAGCGCGTGAACGGCCTCGGGCGGCGTGTCGTAGAGGTCGTTACG